GGCCCGTGATGGCACCACCGACACCAGCAGCAAAGTATTCGCCGCCCTTGTTTGTGTTAAAACGTCCCGCTGCCTTAGAATCTTGTGAGAGTGTTACATCAGGGAACACATCTTTAAATTCGTCCTGTTCAAACAGTCCACGGACCTTACGACCAAAGTTATAGGATAGCTCAGCTGTGTGAGTTGTTTGAATTATTTTTAGCTTAGGATTCCTACCCATCATCCATGCTGGGAAAAGATGGGAGGCAAACTCAGATTTTGTATGACGTGGTGGCATATTTACAATTAGCCTTTTTATCTTTCCACGTGAAATATCCTCAAACTTTTTTGCTATGATCTTGTGGTGTTCACCAGCAATAAACTCAGGCCAGACTTTTTTTACAAAAGTTATAAAGGAGGAACGGGACTCCTCTGCCACCTTTAGTTGTAAATTCCTTAATTCGTATTTTAATAAATCAGTTGGGATTTTTTCCATATTTGAAAAAAAGTTATATCATACTTTCTGTTCGTGTAAAACTTCGACTAAAGACAGACGCACGACACGACGGGCGCTCGCCGTGGTGGTGGGGGTTGCGATTACCAGATATAGTATAAAGTAATTCTGTAAGTACCTAAATGTTGTTTGACAATGGTGATGGTATCACCTGCTGCCTGACGCTGCTGCCTGGAGAAACTGGTGGGCAGCCTGGTACATGCTGCCATAAAAAAAGGGCGGATAACCGCCCTTTTGCCGATCCGTACGGAATATTCTACTAGAGTAAATCTCTAGGAGAAACCTTAGTTCTTAGTTTTGCTATTAGATTTCTAGCCCAATCCTTCACAAATTGTGGCGCATTTGGGTTGAAGGCTAACTCCTCTACTTCACTTTCTAGAAGTTTGTAAAGAGCCTTCCAATTAATACTATTAGAACTACCAAACAAATCGTCTTGAATATTAGTATTATTCCTAGTGGCAAGATCATTGTTATCTCTTAATCCTAATTGTTGTTCTAAAACAGCTAATCTGTTTCTTAAATCGTCGTCGTTATTATTCGGCATTTATAACTCCTTGTTTATTGTTTAGATCTTTTTACTCCCATTTTATTTTATAATCAACAACTATCGAAACTTTTTTTATGTATAACTTTTACTTCGAAAGGAACTGTCAGCACGAGGTGTTGCAACTAACTAACTATAAGCGAGGCGAGAACTTTGATGTCGCCAATGCGAATGGAAGCTGGTGGTACGGAAGTGGATCTGGGGTGTAGACTATTAACTAATAAAAAACATCGCATCGCCACGATGGGCGATGCGATGCGAACTGACTAGGCAATTTATCGGTACTAGGCAGTTATTCGGAAATCTGCAACTTCTTCAATCGTTGCTTTTTTATTCTTGCGAACTGTTGCCTCTTCAATAGGCAACGCTTGTATTTGTTTATA